AATTTCACCTGCTTTTTTTCTTTTTATTATCTACTTAAATAAACATCTTGTAAATATTTTTTTGATTTAACGTTAATTTTCAATTCTATGTACTGCTCCTCAACGAGGAGCTATTTTTATCGTTTAGGAATATTTAAATACCAACGTTTGTCATGGAAATCTTGCGCACCGCCTTTAGTGTTTCCTTCTGGATCATTCGTTGCCCGCATCATGACGTATACTTTCTTATTAGGGAAATTGCGCATGTTAAAAGATACATGATAGCCAACGTTTCCAGAAGTATTATAAGCTTGATTTACATCCGGTCTATAAATTCCATCAGCTCTTACTCGAGCTAATTCTTTCCCAGTATTGTAGTCCATAATGAAAATATACTCGTATTTATAGTTAGCGATGTGCCATCCAGCGACGTGTAAGTTCGCATTTTCGATTTCTCCAAACTGATCAATGTGAGAATGGTTCGTTCCATCTGATAAAGTTGGATTTGCTGCACCTGCTCGTGTTGGGTCAATGACAGGCTTGTTCTCAGAAGTTGTTGGATTTTCATCTGTAAATCCATGGGCTAAATCGTAAGCCAGTTTTTCCTTACTCACACCCATTTCTGACAAGTATCCATAAGGATCAGTGTGATCGCCCCAAATGTTTTGAGTTACCCATAAATGTGATTTGATTCCTGGTTGGTTATAAGGCGTGTCCAATGTAAGCGGAATACCGTATTTCTTAGCGGAATCTCTCGCCAATTCAACGTATGCTTTATAGTTCTTTTCAAAAGTTGCTTTATTATGTGTGTGTTGTAACTCAATCTGCACAGGACTGTTGGCATTAGCATACGAACCAGCACCGTACTGTACATAACCAGGTTGTCCAACTTGGTAAACAATTCCGCCATCACCCACAATGTAAGCAGTGTAAGCACTAGTCCATGAACGTTGCATATACTGCGCTTCATTGCGTCCTGTTGCTGTTTCATTAGCCGTTTCATGCAGTAAAATGTACTGATTATTTGCTACTTGTGAGCTACCTTCATTTGCGCCCAAATTAAATTCATTGTTGATAGTATAGGCAAACCCATTAATTGGCAATAAAAAAAAGAGCCGTTAATAGGCTCATCGCAGTAATAGTAATTTTCTTTTTCATTTGTTTCCTCCCTATTTTTTCAAATTATAAGCCGACACACCAGTGATAACACCTAAAAATGTTGCTACTGCATTGATAGTGAGTACTGTCATATCTGTTCCATTCCATCCATACGCTTTCCCTAACGTCGCTACTAATACAGATGCAGCTGGCAATACTGTTAAAACTGTCCATTTAATGACTTGATAATACTTATCTGGTAAAACCATTTCTTCTCACCTCCTTTACAATTTAGTCAAGAAATAGCCAATGATTGTAATGCCTAAACCGATCATGTAACCCCACGACCATTTATTATTGGCTTTCATCTCTTTGATGTCTTCTGCATTATTAAGCGCAATAGAATATGCCTGATCCGCTCTATCTTTTGCACTTTCCGCTTTTTCACGTAATAATTCGTAATTATCCAGTTTCGTTTCAATACGCACTAAGCGTTCTACCACGTCTTGTATTGCTTCGTCTTTCAACCAACTAGCCTCCTTTCATTGCAAAATAAAAAACACCCTCCTTTGAGCGTGTTGATAGCAAAATTATAAATATTGTATTAATCAGATAGTCTAGTCAAGACTAAAGTACGGCAAGATGTAAATTGTAAAATTCCATCTGCAACGCCGATTTCAGTACGCATATTTAGTACATCGTTTACTTCTAAATCAGTTACAATGTTTCCGCTAGCTGCAAATCTATTTTGCAAGGCGTCGACCCCATAAGATACTAAATTATCAACAGAAGTTCCATCTTTATATAAATCAGTATATAACCATGAAGCATATTTCCCGCCCAATTGCACACGTATTTGCGCACTAATTGAATACTTACCAGCTTTTAAGCATTTAACGTATCCGTTAGATTGACGTTCGAAATGTGTTTCTCCTACAGCTGTAGTAGTATACCCTGTTCCTACTCCATACTCCGCTACTTTCGTTTTGTTAGAGACTTCACCTTGTGCGCCATAAAATGCGGTAGTAGCTGTATCATTAATGCGTTCATCTATAGCAGTCGCATTAGCATTCGCTTTTGTTTGAGCATCCTTAGCTGTGGTGTCTACTTCATTAATTGAAGCAGTCAACTGCGAATTAATCTCCGATACTTTCCCATCGGTATAATTGTTTGCTTTACCAGTAATTTCAGAAATTTTAATATCTGTGGCCAAATTATCTTCGACATATTCTGGTGCTAGATCCCAAACATAATCTTTTGGATTGTTTGAATCACGCATACCAGTACCACGATATTTATACTCACTAATATTCGGGGTTCGTGTGTTGCCTTTTTCGATCTTGAGCCAGTCAATTTGGCATGCGCCTACTGTTGATCGTGGATACTGATAAACACGGAAAAGTTTAGGCATCGCCACAACATTCGTTGGTGTGAATGTTAGAGACCATACGTCTGTCAACCCATCAACCGGCTTTAGTTCTCCTAAACGAGCAGTCCAATGATTATACGCTACAAAGGTTTGACTTGCGGGTTTTGTTCCTTTAAGCGTGATAGTATACGTTTGACCTATCATAAGCTCTTCTTCTGTGTAACCTTGATATATTTGGTGGTCGCCAGATTCGATTGGGAACTTAACTTTAGGATCGGCAATATTTTCGTTAGGATATTCGCGACACATGTTGTAAGGTTCTACCAATAAGTTAGGCTGGTATGGTGTGGCTGTTGGACCTTCTTCGATTTTGATGTCATAGCTCATTTCTATTTCCCCAAGTATCCCATCTTGAGCCCTAAATTGTATCCAAGGATGGTATGCTTGCGGGCCAAATGTTGGAGTAGTTCCAGTAATACTAAACTCTTTCCATTCCTGAGTTATCGAATTACTGTTAATAGGTAAGTCTAAAACAATCTTGCCAGTTCCATTGTCAACAAACCTATATCTAATCAGTATTTTTTTTCCGTCAGCTGGACTATAGTCAACTCCAGCTCTAAGTTTAACGGTCATTACAAGCGTTTTATTAGAGGGTAACCAGTTAGCTATACCTCTTCGTTTATAATATAACTCTACTCCACCTTCCGTTTCAGCTGATATCTTATTATATTTAAACGAGTTTTCACCTTTAGAAAGTGTTCCAGCTGAAGTATTTTGATTTTCAATTAAGTCGTATGATAGCTTACTTAACAAATTAGGATTCCCACTATAATCATAGTTCCCGAAATCGATGCTGTTACTGTACATCACTTGTAAGTTACCTAACTTAGAAATTTCTTCTTTCAGAGCATCTAACTTGTCTTGTAGCGTTTTAGCTTGACCAGTTAAATCAGTAATCTGTTGATTTAAGCTATCCACTCTACCTTTAGTTTCAGCCATAAAAGCATCAAAAGTTTCATTATACTTTCGAATCAACTCTTCTAATTGCGAAACATATTCATCGGCTTGACCTTGCGAAATGTCAGACACTCCTAGTGAGAAAAAAATGATATCTTGCGTTGTTAGAATTTGATTGTCTTTTCTATATTCTACGTAGCAGTGTTTATAATATCCTGCTTCACTCATAAATGTGCCATCAAGAGAAAACGTGACTTCTTCACTAGTTACGCTAGTTGCAACATTATCTACGTAACGGTTAGATGGTGTTGTTCCTTTTAAAGTAAATGTTCCGCCACTCGTATCCATCTGCAAGCCATTTAAATATGGTTTAACCGTCACCGTAATCCCTTTATCACCCTGACGAGCCATAATAGCTTTGGTGTAGTTTAATTCTTTGCTGAAATCTAAAGCCAAATTATATAAACTGCTAGCCATTTATATACCTCCTTGTCTTCGTTTTAAAAACGTTTTTGGTCAAGCACTGTGCTATCATATGCTGTATCCTCTTTTAATCTAATATCTTCATACCCTAGACGGTGTGCCACTAAATTCCATCTAACTAATACGTTTGGCTTACTAGTTTCAATGATGAAATGGTCAATATCTTCATGAGTAACAGCACACAAAACTAGTTCTGTAGGTGTCACATGTGTCATATACCGACTTAGATTTACTGTCTCAGCAAACATGGGGTCAATATCAACACGAACTTTACCATCGTCACCTGTAACGGCTTCCCCATAATCAGCGAAATAATATTCTGGAGTTTCATAAGCGTTCAATAGTCGTTGTCCATAATGTTCTGTTGGTACAGTTGAGTTTTTAGTACCTCTAACAGTAAAATCTTTATATACTTGTACCGTTGATTGTTCAAACCTAGCAAGTTTCCCATCTTCCCATGAACCAAAAAAACAACCTGGTAACGTTAGCATACCATCACTAGTAAATTTCATAGTCCTACCAGCTACCTTAAATTCCCATGAGTTACCCGCACTACCATTAATGCTTAAAGAACTACCGTCGCCAGAAGTTACATAACTAGCATTGCTATACCTGAAATTGGGCGCACCAAAAGATAGAAACGGTCTGTTATTACCATTATCCCACGTACTAAAAACCAAGTTACCCTGTGGATTTCTAATCATGAAACCACCACCAGTTTTCATGGTGTATGATACAATACCGGCATCAGCACTTACATAATCACGTGCTTCTAGCTCCATAATATCTTTGTTAACTTTTTTTGAGTACCAAGTCATTTTGCCATTAGCAATACTTGTTCTATAATCAGCACCATCACTAATTAATGTAGTACCTCTAATAGTAATTCCTACTATTTCACCAGCCGTAATAAACGAGGCATTGAATCCGCCATCTAACGTCCATGCCGTTTCATATGTTCCATTAATGCCAGTTTTAGAAAAACCAATACCAGCATTGTTGATTTGTAAAACATTCCTTGCGGTATTCTTATCTGGTGTGTCCATAATCAAAATACGACTAGGCGCTTCTTTAGGATCTAATAAAACATAACCACCATTTTGACCAGTAATCATATCAGTTTGATGATCTACAATATCATTGATTAAATCACTGATTTCGCCAACATTTTTCAATTGATCAATGGCATCATTAATCAAATTGCTGACATTATTCTCTGTATTTTCTAAGAAGTTTGTTTTGACGTTTCCTACAACTAATTTATCGTATGAATTAGTTAAAACATTAAACGTATATTCCACGATTCTCGCTGACATATTCACTTTTAACTGTGGATGATACACATCTACTCCGTCACCCATCGAAACTTTTTCTAGATCAACAAATTTTTCATAGCCTCTTTGATGCCTCAATGGTACTAATTCAATAGAACCACTCACTTGTGGTTTTTGTTTATCTATGTTTGTTTTCAACCAGTCTTTAGCAACTTCCCTTAATGTGGCTACATCAGTCGCTTTGTCTTTAAAATCAACAAAAGAAACATATCCAGCAGGATAATCATCCACGTAATCCGTGAAAATAACTTCTTCTGGTAGAGTGATCTCGTCTTCTCCTTCTGAAGAACTGCTAATGAATGGATAAACTCCAACTAAAACGCTTTGAGCATCTATCTCTAAGTCAAGACCAGTTAAGTTTTTAGTATAAATCGCTTTGATTTTATGATCCGTACCTAGACTTTTTTTCATGACGTAATGTGTTATTATCTTTTAGAAACTCACCATGAAATCGATCTAGAATAGATCCCTCTTTTCCACCAAAGAATTCTAAAAAATTCGCCTTTTCTATCTTCACATTAGCAAGCGTATCTACTAATGACGAGAAAGAAAACTGCGAAGGGATAGCTGGTTTCGCTAAAACTTTTGCGTTTTGCCATGCCTGAGTAGCAGTGATTTTTTCTGTTCCGCTGTCATATTTATTCAACACCGATTTTCTTATATCATTGAAAATAGGTTCAGCTTTTACTTCTATCGTATTGCCTATTACAGAAGTTTTTGCATAATAAATCCGTAGACGCTGTTTTGCTCGATTTTCATCTACATAACACTGAATAATACGTCCTTCTACAATCAAATCTGCATTAGTTCCGTTTATTGAATAAGTACCCTGAAATATCTCGGCTCCGTTTAGTTTATTGCTAACAGTAGCTGTTAACCAGTCTGACAAAGCGCCTAAACCTTGCGTATCATATAAATGTTCAGCTAAATTATTCGCGTCATTTTTATCGTAAATAGTTAGTAAATTATCGATCATCTATTTCACCTACCTTAACCCATTACGATAAATTTGTATTTTGCTCAAACCAGTACAATTAAAATGATTAATATCCACTTGCAACGTTGGATATTGCATGGTCTTCATTTTGTTGGACCGATCTAAAATATCTCCGTCCGATTGCTCTTCGTAGCAAAGCATCAAATCACTATCAATGACTATGTCAGTTCCCACTACTAAGCCTTCAAAACTAAACACATAATCATTTAAGGTGAATTGGCATGAAGTAGCTGAAGGAGTGATGATAATCTTTGGAAAACTTTCTTCTAAACTATTATTCAGCAAGTTAAATGACTGTGGTTTATCTACGGTTATAGGTACATCTTCTTGAACTCTTGCGAATGGTTTCGCAGTGATATTTACATCGAACTCTCCCCATTCAACAATATCGTTTTCTGCATCCCCAATATCGATAGTCTGGATAACATAATAGACGTTGGGATCATCAGAGAATTCTAATTTCTTTGCATAGTTTAACCAATGACGCATGATATAAAACGATTGCTTGAATGCTTGATGGTCTTCCACATCTTCTAAATAGTTATAGTGCAATGTAAACGACATGTCTTCAAACGAGTAATCTTGTACTAAGCCACCTAGCCGTCCTAAAACAGAAGTTTCAACTCTCTGTCTTTTTGGAGAAGGTATGGTTGGTCTTTCCGCTAAAGCCAATTTATGCAAATAATCAGGAAATCCATCGATTATAGAATGTATACAATCAGTCATTTTTTCACATCCTTTTTAATACTAAAAAAACAGGAGAAATACTCTCCTGTTTAACGCCATGCCGAAGCATTATCATTTTGAATTTTTGTAATGCTATCAATGATTTGTTGAGTTGTTTGCTTCATAGTAACCTCATCTGCGTTACCATCAATTGTGAAATTGAATTCGTAGTTATTCACAGGTTGAATCGTTTGTGCCCTAGATGAAACTGATGTGCTACTCAAGATACGATCACCAATTTCTTGCAAAACAGATCTTTTCAAAGGTAAAACTGCTTCAGGTCCTGCTTCACCGACACCGTTCATTCCACCTAGTAAAGTTGGTTTAGTAAAGATACCTCCTTTAGCATGCCATTTTACACGCAAATGGGGGATTTGACCTTTTAGCGGGTTAAAGCTGCCTTCCATGATAAATTCCGGTAACGGAATATGTGGTATAGAAATATTCAAATTATCAAAAATGCCACTGATTTTGTCTCTAATCCAATCAATTGGAGCGCTAACAGTCTTTTTGATGCCTTCCCATATGTTAGCAATTGTACTTTTAACATTATTGAATATGTCGGAAACAATACCTGTTAGATTGGACCAACCGCTTGAAATTGCATTTTTTCCATCGTTTACTTTAGAGCTAATAGTGCTTGTAATTCCATTCCAAAGATTCAAAGCAGTATTTTTGATACCGTTCCAAATTCCGCTAATCCACGAAGATATACTATTCCAAACACTTTGAATGGCACTTTTAGCTGCGTTTATAGCATTGCTTATACTACTAGTCACACTATTCCAGATATTTGATGCTGTAGAGCTGATTGAATTCCAAATTCCACCTAACCAACTAGATACAGTTGACCAAATATTTTGAATTACTGTAGCAGCTGCTTGTACCAAGCTAGTGATTGTATTCTTGATACTGTTCCAAATACTAGAAGCTGTTGCACTAATTGAATTCCAAATATTTGAAGCCGTAGTACTAATAGCTGTCCATATACCATTCCACCATGCCACTACTGGATCAAATATAGTATGGAATGTAGTTACAATCCCATTCCAAGCGATACTTATCCATTGTGTCATAGTATCCCAAGTATTTTTAAGGAAATCAGAAATAGGTGTCCAAACAGCTTGCCAAGCTGCGCCCAATAACTGTCCAGCTACATCAAAAATACCCACGATAATATTAATACCAGCTTGAATCAATGACGTTATTAATGTCCATGGTATTTGAACAATTCCTACAATGTCTGCCCAAATAATCGACCATACTTCTTTGACTCCGTTCCAAATATTTGAAACCCAATCAACGAATGTTTGCCAAGTTTCTTGGACTCCTTGCCAGATGTTGGAAGCTCCTTCAACTAATCCGCTCCATAGCTCTCCAAACCAATCAGAAACTCCTTGCCAAATATCTTGAACCCAATCTACAAATCCAGACCAGGTTTCTTTAACCCCATCCCAAACTGATGAGGCTCCGTCTTTTATACTTTCCCAAGTATCACCCAACCAATCAGTAAATTTTTTCCATAAACCACTAAACCAGTCAGTAATTGCACCCCAGTTCTTAATTGCCACAATAACGCCTGCTATAACAGCTATAATTCCTCCAATTATAAGCATCATCGGACCAAATAAATATGACACGGCTAGTATTGCCGGTAACAGTATGCCAAATGCTGCTGTAAGACCACCTATAGCAACAATGAAATCCTGTACTGGTTGTGGAAGATTATTAAACGCATCAGCCATCTTTCCTAGAAAATCAATTACTGGTTCGAGTGCATCTATGATTGTGTTGCCTATAGGAGCTAATGAATCCTTTAATTCAGCTATTTTCCCGTTCAACTCTTGCAACGGAGTAGTAGAATCTTCATTCATTTTTTGTGCAGATCCACTAACATCATCAAATGTATGGTTAACATCAGTTAAAGATTGGACAACTTTCATCGCATTATCTTCGCCAAGCGCAGACCAAATTGTCGAAGCTTTATTTAATTGGTCGTATTGACCATCCATATTGCTAAAATCTTGAATCATGGAATTAATAACGTCTTTTTGTGTTCCTCCGCCATTTTTCCACTCTTCAAAAGCTTTTCTAGTACTTTCACTAAACATATCCATGTTTTGCTCCAAATCGACCATCTGTTAACGATATTCCCATTTCCTTAACTAAGTCATTGACTTTATCAAGGTTATAAGCACCCGCATCTAAACCATTTTGAAGCATTCCGAACGTTTCATCAGCTGAATATCCCATTTGACTCCATAATTGGCTATATTCTGCCATATTGTCGCCTAATTCGTGCGTTTTATCTAAACCGTTTTGAGTACCCGAAACCATTAAATCCATTGCATCTTGAGCACTCAAGCCGAAATTGACCATTAAGCCATTTACACCACGTAACGTTTCATCCATATCAGCGCCCATGGTGTTTTCTAGGACCATAGCTTGTTCCGTGATATTTTGTAAATCTTGATTATTTAAATCTCCTAAATTACGCTTTACCAAAATCAATGCATCTGTGGACTGATCTAACGATTCTCCAAAACCTTTATAATAAATGTCTCTGGCTACATTCGTTAATTCTTCAGCCTCTTGTTTAGACAAACCAAAATTAGCTTGTATCTTACTCTGGGAACTACCTACACTGTTAGCAGAGTCCACTGCTTGTTTCCCTAATTCTGTAAGCTTATCGCCAATGTCGCTTAAAACGTCAGAAGCTTCCATTAAATTATTCATATCTATTTTGCTTCCGATATCGTCCAAGTTAGTTGTATCTACATTTTTAGCAGCTTGTCCTAACTCTTCAAATTCACGTTCAGCATCATTAAGCTTCGCTTCCATCTGCATTGCTTCTGTGGATGTAGCGCCAAATTCAGACTGTGTAGCTTCTAACTGTCGTCTTAGGATATCTATCGTTTTCTCCGCATTTTCAGATTGTTGAGAAACATATTCTTGGGCTTTCGCTAATTTCTCGGCTTCAGAAGCTGATTGACCAGCAGTTGCTTGCCATTTTTTGTATTCGGATTCAATCAGAGAAGCACTAGCTTGAACATTTTTTTGTTCGCTATCCAACTGTTGCATTGTAGACTCGTACGTCTGTATTTCGCCTTTTGCTTGAGCTAGTGCATTACTCGTTTTATCAATTTCGTTTGACAAACGTTGTTGCGCTGTTTGTTGATTAATCAGTTCTCTTTCAAGTTTCTTAACTTCGGTGGAATTTTCTCCATAATATTTTTTTCGCATTGGCTAAACGTTGGCTAGTTACTTCAACTTTTTGACTTTGTAATTCATACTGCTTTTCTAAAGAAGATAATTTACTTCCTAACTTGTCTGATTCAGAACCAGTCTGTTGTAATTGAGCTTGTTCTAGTTTTAATTCTGCTCTATTTTTAGTTAATTCAGCACTGATTTCTTTTAACGTAGATTTCAATCCGTCATCGTTAGCTATGAAAGTTACTTCTGCTTCTGTTCTCTTTTTAGCCATTTTTTACCTCCTTTCTTTAGTTTTTCTGGGATTGGTTTATTGCATAGTTTTTCCATCCTTCATAAGCACTCTTGTTGTAAGCCATTTGCAAAATGTCATCTAAACAGATATCGCTTAAAACCAAATCTGAAGGCATAGAAAAAACGTCGGTCAACATCGAATAGACATCGACCCACGTTTCAACTAAGAGCTTTGGAATTTTTACTTTTGAAGCTTTTTTTCCTTATTTGCTTTTTCAAATTCTTTTTGATAAGCATCGCGTGCTTGTTTGAACATCATCAATTGATAAATATAGCTGGCAGTAGCCATATCAAAATCCCATTTATCGATAAATTCATCGAATGAAATATAATCAGTCATGTTCGCTTGGCGGTAAGCAATATACACAGCCTTTGCACCTTGAATAACAGAAATATCCATGGATCCTTTTCCCACAGTCATTTTTGCAAACTCGTCTGTGTTAAAATCTCTATTGATCATCAATAATTTCTTGATATTCAGTTTAGGTTCTAAATTCAAAATTGTTCCATCGTTTAGTTCAATTTTTGAGTAATCTTCGTTCATTTCGCTACCTCCGTTTTTTACTGTGATTGAGTGGCCGTAGTTGTCACAACTGAAGTTTTTAATCACATCAGCAGATAGATTCGTCATCCATTGATCTGTTAAGTCTTCTTCAAGTTCTGCAACAATTGCTTCATGATAAAATTTACCAAATTCATCTTGCATAACTTTTGTTTCTAGTTCTAACGCAGCTACTTCATCCGCACCATTTTCAATAGAGAATGTTAATCCTGTATTCGAAGTGCATGCTAACATACCAACTAACTTTCTATTTTCTTCGAAGTCATCCACGATCTCTGCAGCAAGTGAGAAATCTTCGCCTACGGAATCAGGACCGTAAGAGTAAATGCCTGGTTTAATACGTCCATCTTGTTTCAACCCATTGAAACGTCGATAAACTTCCATCGGTACATGTGCAGTAATTGTTACCGTCATATTGATTGGTTTAGATTTTGATTTTACTTCTGTCGCTCCACATTTTTAACCACCGTTTGCATTTCTGTTTCGCCATCTAATTGTCCGTTACAATTCGTTGCGATTGCATTTCCTGCGTTCTTAAAATTAAAAGCAATTCGTTTGATACTTACGTTATCGAACGTTGTTACTACAGTTTTGTTTTAGCCATTGTTGTTCCCCCTATTTATTTAATTTATCGAATTGACGAATCAGAAGTTCTGTAATTGGATCAAGTGCAAGACCTAATCCTCTTCTCATAAATTCGTCCGGCTGATTTCTTTTAGAAGTACCTATCCCCAAATCAGGATATTTTAAATACTCAAATTTTCTTGTAGGTCTAATGATGAAACCCAAATTAATGTATTGAGTCTTAAGTGGACGACTATTTTTGCGTGTTGGTGCCCTCTTCTTAAATCTGCTTCAGAAACAGGGAATTTTTTCTGTAATCCTATCCACTGCAATAGCCGAACCTTTTGATTTCAATGCTTCGTTAATCAGTCGTTCGCTCTCGCTTGAATAGCGTTCCATCCGCACAAGAAGTTCATCATGTCCATTTATTTTTAGCTCCCAACTATTTTTAGCCATGACAATCACTCTTCAATAATCGTCTAAACGTAAATACCAATTGATCGATATAGCGATCTTGGTTCTCTAGTTTTAAATGATTGGGATCCATTCTCTGAAAACGAATCGAACGATTTTGAATCAATGAAATAATATCTAGTGAGTCTCCTGTTAAATCTTCTCTATTTTCTGAATAGAAAGTTAGATATAGATTTTGACCCACGCTATATTTTGGCTCAGTGATCATTTCTATTTCTCCTGTTTCGAGAATGAAGTAATTAAAATCATCAGGTAGCTCATCCTCGCCTACGGAGTCTTGAAAGAGTTTGAGGCCAAAATGCTCTTCTAAGGAAGTTTTGATAGCAGAAATTTGCTTATTTAAACGTTCTTTTTCTTTAGAATTATCAATCACCATATTCACCCACACTTTCAAGATAAAAATAGATATAAAAATTATCGTAATCGGCATAGATAACGTTGTAACGCATACTATCGATTACGATAAAATATTGATCTTTATTAAATTTCTTGGCGATTGGATGAAATGGAGTCTTTACTTTCTTAGTTAATTTCGATCCCATCGCATCCATAGCTGTTATATCACTATCTCTCATGGAAAGATTTCTAAATTTTAAAGAAGTGATTTCTGTATCTTCTACACCAATCTTTTTTCCTAGTTCATTTCTTTTGGTAGTTTGCGTCAAAATCTTTAACCAACCATCGTTGAATGTTTCTTCGAGTCTACGATTATTCGCCATTCACATCACCTGCAATATATTCTTGTAGCGCATAATGTTGAATGAAACCTAATAACTCACTAGCGAAATTTTGTTCAAACTCATCTAAAGCACGATTCCAGTCGTATCTACATCTTTCGATTAGCAATCCGTATTCTAAGCTTTCAGGAGAAAAAGAAAGTGTTGTACTCACTTTACTTTGAAGATAAACAGCATTTTTAGCTATCATCTTTTTAATTGACTCATCTTCTTCGTTCCAGGTAACGTAAATATTATCCTTCACAGCTATTAGCAATTCTTCAGTCACTTGTTCAGGCGTCATCTAACCACCGCCTTAATTGCTTTAACATATGCGTAAGAGCATTTTTTTCTTGTTTACAAATGATAAATCTTCATCAAAAGGCGTAGAAGTCACGTATCTCCCTTTGAAAAATAAATCTTCATCGTTTGTTGTTACTCCAGCATTGTGTAAGATTTTTACTTCTTTAACTTTTTCTATTGGATCAGTAGCAAAACAAAAGTCTAATTCCTCGTGAACTTTAGGACCAATATTGAAATACATCATGTTCCAAAGCTGTGCCCACATCTCGGCTGTCCAGATTTGTATATTTGTTTTTTGCCCTCTAAGGTAGCGATATAGCCGATTAGAATCCAGATAAACCTTTTTCCAATAATTCGCTTTAGGACGGTTAATAACCCACTGTGCGCCTCCTGAATTAGTGTTTATAGTTTCCAAAGATTCTACTGTAACATTTACAATGTTTGCCATATCTTTTAGAATATTTTCTCCGTTTTCACAGCTTCTAATATAATCAAGACTTAGATAACTACAGCAGTCGCTACAATACCAAACATCATCTTTAGAAGGCAATTTGCGCAAATTAATTCTTTTATTGAAAATGACATCCGAATCGATATAGAAATATCGGTCGTCCTCACGCGAATGATCTTCTTCTAAATATTTCCACCATAAATATGGTTTAATCGAAGGAATATACTCTTTGTCGTCCCGCAGATCATCGTACACATGAACTTCAACACCATATTCCTTCTCAAAAATAGGAATCTGATCATCGTGTCTGCTGAAAAGCAATACGATATCTTTGATTCTAGTTTCTTCAGATTAGTTAAACAAACTTCAAGCTCCCATTTAAACCGATTGATTGCCGGCTGACAAAGAATATACTTCATTCTGATCACCTACGCTTGTGTTGTAGTTGTTGTGGTTGTTGGTTTTGTAGTTGTAGTAGTAGTTCCCAAAGCGCTAATATCTAATACAATGAAACTATCGTTACGTTTAGGTTGACCGTTTGCATATTGTTTAGCTAGATAAATGCGTTCGTCTTCAACAAAATGGTATTCATCTGAAGCTTCAATTTTTAGTGTAGATCCTACACCCATGAAGTAATCTGAGGCTACCCCAATAACTGCTTTTCCTTCTGGCACAGCCGTTGACTGCAAATCTGAAACTGGTACTGGCAATACTTGTACGTATTCTCCATTAGCAGTTAGTACAGTCTTAGCTGGGAATACTTTAGACCAGTAATCAGTTGGATTCACAATTAGGACCACATCAGAAGGATTCACATTACGATAAATCGGATCATTCACACCTTCGATATTGAATTTTGATAGTCGCGCCATCAAACCGCCCATAGTTACAGCATCTAAAGCTGTAATAGGTTCTGCTTTTTTTTCAGCATATTCTCCGCTAGTTTGTTTGCTCATGTCACGCATCATTCCGACTGGCATATCTTTACCAGTACCATCAACAATTGCTTGTTCTAATGCAATTCTCAATGATTCTACTAAAACAGTACGGACATAACGATCTAACCATACTGGACCTAAATCAAGCATTGCCTTACATACAGGAATATAACCTGATAGCTTGAACTGCTTCATGTTAATTACATCAAAGCCATTATCTAAAACTTTTTAACAGCTTCGCAAAGTTTACCCCACCATGCTGGATTGACTCCACGTGACACAATCCATTCTGTTACACCAGTTGTGTTAACAAAAGTAATTTTTTGCAATAGTGGATGAGATTGTTCTAAATCTTCAAATACACGTTCAAATACAGTAGCTGGCACTAATTCTTCGACCCCTGCAAAACCTTCGTTTTTCACTACTTCGTTATAGAATTTTGTTTCTTGTGTAGTTAATACACGCTGACCACGGTTCATTAATACTAATTGATCTTGATTTTTTGCTGTTGCTTCTTCTAAAATTTTATCCTGAATTTCCTTAGATAAGCTTACCATAGCTGCGCTAAAAGATTCTTCGTTACCATCTTTAAAAGCTTTCATCAATTGGTCGCTTGCAGCTGTTACACCTTTTAAATTTTTAACTGTCATTATTTTACATCTCCTTGTCCAAATGTTTTATTTAATGCTGCTGTAAATGCAGCAATTTTTTCTGCTCTTTTTTCTTTAACGTCATTCAAAATTTCTTCAACGCTTTTGTTCTTTTTTTAGCTTCAGTACCTGAGCTATTTTCTGCATCGATAATTTCATCGACCAATCCATAACTCAAAGCTGTTTCTGCATCCATAAACGATTCTTTTTCAAGAAGTTCTTGCAATGCTTCATCTGTGCCATTGAATCGTGTTTTATATGAAGCCTTTACCGATTTATCAATTGATTCCAGTTGGTCAGCAATCGTACGGAAGTCATCGACATTTCCTTCTCCGTATGTGGAAGCGCGGTGAATCATCAATTGTGCATTGTTGTAGATTTTTATAGTATCGCCAGCCATTGCGATAATTGAAGCAGCACTAGCGGCTAAGCCGTTAATCACAACGTTAACTTTTGCTTTATTTGACTTAAGTAAGTTCCCAATAGCAATCCCTTGAAATACGTCTCCACCGTTTGAATTAATTACTACTTCAATTTCTTCTTGATCACCTAGACTATCCAAAATATTTTTGATTCCCTTGTCAGTATTCCCTTCAAAGAACCAACTAGAACCAATAAATCCCTGAATAAAAATTTGCGGTACTGCGCCTTCATTCTTTACTGCTAGAAATGTTTTCATTGTCGTCATTCGCCTCACCTCCTTTCGATACTTGTTGATTGTTTTTAGTTATAAATATTTCATCTGCCATCGCCTTATCAGAGCGATCATTTCCAACGCGTTCTCTTCCTTCGTTGATTGTAAATACTCCATTTCTAATGCCTACATCAATAGCGTCAACCAAATCTTTGAAGCTAGTAATCTTGATCATAGTTGTATCCACACGTACAAAATTCCCTGACAAGTATTCTTCTACTTCATAGAGACTAGCGTTAAACGCATCCTGAATAAGTTCAGCAATCGGTATGATTTCGAACATTAAAAAAGCGTCCACTTGATCCGATAACCCACTCATGTCTCCCTTTAGTAGGTTTTCGGAACGTGAAACGCTGCTGCTGTCATCTCAAAGATGTCGTCTATTAAGTTTTTATATCTCTTGAATTGCTTTGGAAGTTTCCGCTGAAATCTTCTAATGTGTACTCATTTTGTAATTGAAATACCGCACCTGCATTATCAGCTTCCATAAAAGCCTTAAATTGTGATGTCATCATTTTATTGATTTGATCTTGTGTTGTATTGTCTTGCGGTCGGAATAAATTCCCTTTCAGTACGTATCTACGAGCGTTAGAGCGCTTGTAAACATTCATGGCACTAGAAATGAGTTTCCCATACGCTTGATAATACGCATCGACTAGTTGCCTAATTTGTTGATCTGCGTATTTTATATAGATAACATCACTTTCTAGAAATTCTCTATCAAGGACTATGTTGTTAATTTGCACTTGAGAAAACACATCATCTTTCAATGCATATTCTGTGACATCCCAACTATCCGCAATAAATATTTCGCTAGAATTATTAGACGGAGAAACGATCAATACTTCATTGTAGAATATTAATCTCCTGATCAGTTTTTTTCTAAATTCTGTTGCATTATTTTTCTTATTAGGAGCTACATTCAGCCTATAGTAAAGATCATTCTTTTTATTTTTTCCATCTTCATATGACTTGAATTCCGCTTTACTCATCGCATTTGCAATCAAATCAATACAAGTTTCAATCGCAAATTTTCGATACACAAAATCAACTTGCAATTTACAAAAGTATTCTTCTAAAGGAACCGTTGCTTTTTTTGTGAAGTATCCTACCGCCTTTTGAAAAATCCCCACTTTCTCACCTCCTTTCAAGTTAGAATACTAGAGGAGTAAATCCAGTTCCTGTATTTTCTACTGAGCTATTTGTGACTGTTACAGGAGCAGAATCATAAATATCATCTAAAAAATTCAAACCATGAAGGAATGAAAAAAAGCCATCCGTTTTTCTAGTTTCAGGTTCTATTTTTTCATAGCGTATATTTCCATTAGAAATATGCTCTTCATATACATTCATGCAATACCAACGCATAATCGCATCGTCACCAAAAAATAAACGTTGATTAATAAAAGGTCATCAACCAGATCTTTTAACATACCATGTGTAACAGATCCTCTTCGAACAATTTCCACAGTAAAACCTGCTTCTTCTAAAGCGGGCTTCAATATTTTTGCACGGTACATATCCATAGCGATTTTTTTAATATAATATTTATTACTCATTTCAAGAAACCAACCTACAATATAATCAGCTTCTATATTTTTTCCATGAACGATCTGTGATTTTCCTTGATCTATAGAAATATCTATAACCTCTCGTTTGATGTTTTGTAATCGAAGGGCTGATTCGTGGATAAAAGTATGTTGTGTAAAATAAACATCTTTATCGTATTTTCCTAGCAACCCAACGCTGGCAAAATCTCGTCTATCAGCAAAATCGACTGTTCCTATCACTTCATCCATTTTTCAGGAAATTCTTTTTCTTTCGTATGCAGAACATCATCATATGAAGCAACAGCAAATCGTGTATCTTCCATAGGTCTGTTCATTCGTTTGGTCATGAACGTAAGTCTTAAACCAGCATTACGTTGCATTTGAGAGTATTCTTGAAACATTTTCCGTTTTAAATCTGCATTGTAATTAATAGTTGGACAAGCTTTTTCCCACATGTCGGGATCATCAACTTCATTATCGTTATCCAAGCGACAAATAAATGGAAACAAACTAGAAAATTCTGCTCCATCCTTGTCAATTCCAAGTTCTCCAGAAAGAATCATTTTTGATTCTTCTATAATGTCATCAAGCGGACCACCACGAACATGACCATTAGTTGTATCATAAAATTCTCTATAATCTCGAATTTTACCACCACCAGAAGTAGCCACATTTATCATTGAATAATCTTCATTTTCGTGAATTTCATCAAAGCGGTTTGCACCTGGTCGCTTCCCATCTTTTGTTCTAGCATTTGCCGTGTTATAACGAAGTTTGCTGTTTGTAGCGATATTTTGAATAACTTCCTTCGTAGCTTTAAATACTTTTTTATCTAAATCAGGATGATCTTTAATTACTTTAAATACATCATCAAAACTAGTCTTTGCTTGGCTTTCATTATTGGCATAGATATCAATATCATAATTTTTAATACCGTGTTTAGCGGTTAGTAGAAAGAAGTTGTTCCAAGAAGCAAAACCAGTTTTACCATTACCACGTCCCATTAATGAAAGATATCTATTGAACACTAGTGTTTTATCTTTTTTCCATCGAACACCATAAATAAAACATTGTAGAAATTTTTCCCACGGAATTAATTCGAATGGAAAGTATTGTGCTGGTATATTGATTGAATCCTCTACCATCTGCTTATCGAAGTAAATATCTTCTCTAGTAAAGACTCTTTCTTCTAGATAATTTTTTAGCAATAATTGCTCTTTGCATACCTTGATAGTGCCTTCTTCTATAGCTTTGAACCAATTTTCAATATGCTTATAACTCAGGAATTGATTCATTTGCTTCACCTACCAATTCAGGAGTAATGGCAAGTTTATCCAACATCAATCCCATTTGTTTGTTGACAGAAACAAGCAACGCTACTGATTCATTCTTTTTACCATTCTCCAGTCTAATGCCGTTCTCGGATATATCTTCTTCCAGTGATATCGCCGTTTCCCATAAACTGATATAACGATCAACATTATCTAAGAATGGCTCAATATTTGTTTTCTGACTTTCCAATTGGCTTATTAAAGAGCGGCGTAATTTTTCTCTGTAGCGATTTTGAGACAATTCGTTTTTAAACATTTTAGCCCTCCTTTCATGATAAAGTTCGAAAAAATCTCTTTTCCTGACAGCCCCCTCCGTTTCATCACCCCCAAAAAATTTGCGATTTATTTTAAGGGGGGGTTATCTCACCATCGGAATGAAAGCTTCAGCGAAGTCAATGTAATAATTAATCTCTTCAATACTATATCCAAAAACATTTTTATTCTTTCGACGTTATTATCTTTATTCAACGCTTCTCTTACTTGATTCACTTTGTATTTACTACAACAGTTATCTGATAACAGATCCCTAATACCTACATAGCGAACGTATATCAAACGTTTAATTAATCCCTGAGTATAAGATGAATACTCTTCAATCTTTTCTGTATCATACTCTCTGCCATTATCATTGATGATCATGCACTTACCACCTTTCACTTGCATCGAAGTTAGCAAAGCTTTCTATCTTCTTCTCTTGTTTATCTAATGCTGTAAGATATCTGCCATGAACTTCATTATGATGTTCAACACATAAACAAATAAGATTATCTAAATCTAAAGCTAAGTCAGGTCTATCCTTGACTTCCTTTATATGATGAACGTTCTCTACTCTATGATACTTACCTAGTCTTCTACACTCTTGGCATTCATAGTGATCTCGTTTCATCGCTTTCTCTCTAAGCCTGCGCCATTTAGGAGACTGATAGAACTTAACCAAACGATCTTCTCTTGTCAACTGTAATAGCCATCTATAGAATTCCTCGGTCATGTTCCGTCTCCTTTCGCAATCTTATTTAATGCTTAGCTATTCTTTTGCCATACAATGGAATAACTTCATTGTTTTCCTTTCGTTTATATGTATCGCTCTTTATTGGTCTTCTATACTCATATACTTTTTCGCCATTACCTTTATGAACAGTGATTACTTCATACTTCTGTTCTAAGTATTGTGGTCTATACATTGTTGTTTGATGTTAGGATGATTTCATGGACACGATTTGGTAGAATCTAACTACTAAGAAAAGGACGTGTCCACGATGGCAAAAAGCCAAGAAAAAATTTGATGAAGACTTTAAGAAGATGATCTTAGATTTAAACCAGTCTGGCCAATCGGTCGAAGAACTGGCAGCGCAATATGGTATCGCTACACAAACGATTTATCGTTGGAAGAAGCTTCATACAAAGAATGTAGCAACCGGCATGACTGAGGCAGAAATCCTAGCGATGAAAAAGGAAATGGCCCGCATGCAGGAGGAAAACACTATCCTAAAAAAGGCTTTAACCATATTCGCTCAAAAGTAAAAATGAGTGATGTCTTCGAATTTATTCAATCAAATGTTCATGATCATGACGTAAAACAAATGTGTACCGTTTTGGAAGCACCGAAATCCAGCTACTATGACTGGAAGAAAAAGAAACCTTCCAAGCGCCAATCAGAAAACAAACGCTTAAACCGCTTGATTTCAGGAATCTACTTTGAAAACAAGGGTATCTATGGTGCGCCTAAAATTCATAAGATTCTTGTTGGCCGTGGCGAGACCTTGTCCTTAAAGAAAGTACAAATACTGATGAGAAAATTAGGCTTGCGTTCAGTCACCCTCAAGAAGTACAAGCCTGGCAAACAAGCGAAAGTTAAAAGTGAAGGACGTAAAAACCTGTTAAACCAAGATTTTACCACTACGTCGATCAATCAAAAATGGGTGACAGATATTACCTATATTCATACCCTAAAAGATGGCTGGACCTACCTCTCCACTATTCAAGACCTCCACACAAAGAAAGTCATCGGTTGGAAGTTTGGCAAGCAGATGACGAAAGAATTGGTTATCGAAACCCTTGACAATGCGCTCTTAAACCAAACACCCTCCGAGAACTTGATCATCCACTCAGATTTGGGTTCTCAGTACACTAGCGAAGCCTATGAGGCAAAGCTGAATGAATTGAACATTCGGCACTCCTTCAGTCGTAAGGGCTGTCCCTACGATAATGCCGGTATCGAATCGTTTCACGCCTCACTCAAAAAGAAGAAGTCTATCCATCAAAAGCGTATGAAAACTTTGAAGCTGCTTATTTAGCGTTATTTCAATACATTGAAGGATTTTACAATCGCAAGCGAATCCATAGTAGTATCAACTATTTAACACCAAATCAGATGGAGGAGTTGGCATTGCAAGCTTAGTTCCTAGCTACCACTTACATTTTTTTTGGCGAGATTTCCACAGGGTTTCAACTTCATCGCTTCGATCAGCGGTCAAACGGTTTTGGTTTGACCGCTGGTCGAAACGATGAGATACTCACCCGCTGGAATCTCGAAAAAATTCTCACAAATCGTGTCCGAGGTATTGACTCAAATCCAGTTTCCTCCTTTGTGCAAAATAAAAAGACCACTCAAAGAGTGATCTAATATGTAATAGTAACTTGCACGATGCACAAAACGCGTACGAAATTGCGCACCCCTATATTTTTAAACCGCCGATGCCTCGGTTGCTTAAAGTCGCTGGAGTGGGATTGCACCACTCACGAGAACTTGCCAGGCTCTCACGAGGCTACTCGCCATTTACCGCTGCGTCTTCTACTTCCGCCACAGTGACCGAAGCTTGGTGGTGTACAGATAGCACACTTACTACATTGCCGTACGTAGCACCGTATAGCTTCTTAACGATCTTTTTTCGGTAGTCGTAACCGTCATAGGCATTTAATGTCGCTGGCAAGGAATCGAACCTTGCATGGTTGCCGAAGCATTGACCTAGCACACATGCTTAGCGTCTACCCTTTCCGCCACAGTGACACTATAAAATTATTCTTGGCTGCTACTATTTTTTATTTTGCCCATTTTTAAATCCAATCATATAGACATTAAGACAGAGCGCAAAAATTGAAATTATTAATGGAATCATTTCTCTTCACCCACCTTTAGTTATCGTGTGAATAATTAAAAAACAATAGACAGCAACAAAATAACATTGCTTTGATAATTTGGTATAAACCACTATAAATTTCTTTTCTTGCAATTATTTTTAATATATGCTAGATTATCAACCGATATAGTCACTGCCTGTACTAGCGGAAACTAGTGCAGGTTTTTTGTTCTATTTACTCAAAAGTTATTACGATAAATTAATATTGTGAAAATAAATACTAAGCGTATAATTTTATTTATCAGCGAGTGGTCCGCTGAAATATAAAACAAGGATGTGCAAGACAACATGTATAAACCCTACATGATTAGTTATGATCTTAATAACCCAGGGCAAAAGTATGATAAAGTATTTGAAATAATAAAAGAATTTGGGGCATATATAAAGCTACAAAAATCTTTTTGGTTAGTTAAAACTAATTTGAATCCAAATCAAATGTGTGAAAAATTAAATACAGTACTTGATAATAACGATTCCTTATTCATCTGTGAACTGCAAAAAAATTATCAAGGTAGAGCTACAGAGGAAAATTGGAAATTCATTAACGAACATATTTTCTCTTAGTAAGGATTAGATATTTTTTCTCTGTTTAAACAATTGCAAATACCGTCAATATCTGAATTAGAAACACTTACCTTTTGCTCCTTGCTACTACCAATAGCTTGGAGCAATTCTTGTATTTCTTCTGGAGTGCCTTCTACTGATAATTTCATTTTTCTTCCCTCCAATACATAAATTAATAGACAGCAGCAGTTGAAAGACGACAAGAACATGTTTAGTTTTGTGAGTGCTGCTGTCTAATCAAAATAAACAGCAACCGATGAAGAATTTAGGAGGAGTTGAATTCACATCCTTTTCTTCATAATTAGTTGCTGTCTATCTAAGAAGAAGTTTAAAACGATGAGGGAGATTGCCTCCCTTCGTTTATTTTGTCGATCCTGTTTCCTAATCTTTCGACACTACCATAATAACACTGGTAAATGTCTAAAAACCGCCATCATTCCGCCAAAAAACCGCCAAATTATTTATAAGCAATTATTTTTCCGTGTTTATATGCTTCTGCAAACTCTATTAGAGCTTCCGACTTCATCCGTTGTATACTTCTTTCTGAATAACCCACTTCACGGCTAATTCTGTAGTTTGAGAAGCTATCTGGCACACAGAAGCTGTAGTAGAGTATCTGACGACTAATCAGACTAAGAGCCATCAAAGCCGCTAGAATCGCATCTCTCTCCGTTTCTATATCCATCATCTGAATAATCGCGTCTTCTGCCTTATTGCCATGCTTCGGTGCCTTCGGCATATCCGTTATAATCGGCGACTTAATATCTATCAAAGAGCGACCTGCCATCCGCTCCAAACGCCGAAAGTTCTTCAGCACATCTCTCGCATTACATCTTGTCTGTTTGAAATCTACCTCTCGTAACAATTGCATCAAGTCAAACCGCTCCTTTATGTGATATAATAAATGTGTTGGATTTATTGAATCAGTCGGAGCGATCCGGCTTTTTTTATTTGCTCTTGATTACTTCCATGTCAACTAATCTCGCTACAGCTAAATAATGCTTGTGTTTTGCAGTCGAACGATCACACTTCATTGTATTTTCAATACGAATGATTGCTGAGTTTGACAGTATCTTTTTAACGTATCCTCTGAACGGATAAACGAACTCTTCTGCTTCACAGCGGACCATGTCACCGACTTTGAATTTTGATTTCTTGCGTGTTTTAGGGTTCTTTGTCGGCATATCTAGCATTAAACCGCCGATACCGTGACTGCTAGCGTAAAATCCGTCTTTTAGTTTCATCTTTCTACCACCTCTTCCACTGTTCCATTCACCAACAATGCTGCAGCATCCGCTGTTGCTTTATCAGTGAAAAGCAATCGATGAGATGGATTGCATTCAAAACTATAATTTACTCCATCTTTTCCCCATAAAGCACATTTAGTAAGATAGTTTCCATCGGCATTCTTTATTGCCCATAACGGCTCTTTCTCAACCTCGTAGCCGTTGTATAGGCTCAATAGTGTTTCATATGATTGTCTTGTTGCCCAAGCGAGTAATTCTTCTCCTTGCTCTTGCGTCACTATGCCATCTCGTACAAACCAATCACAGAAATAATATGAATCACCATCTTTAGATTTGATTAAATACGCTATTTTTTCAGCTTTTGTAAAAGGGTCCGTAGATTTCTCAAGCCAACCGGCCACGAGTTGTGGAATAACTGGTTTCTGCGGTTCGTCTATTTTTTTCATTAACGTAATACCTGAATTTATACTCTCGTTATAGCAAGCAGCTATTGCATCATTTCCTATCGCTTTAATACTTTCTAACTTTTTGATTGCTTCCTGTTTATTCATCGCTGTTCCTCCAATAACTCGCTATTCTCGTATATATTTCCGGTGACTTCGTACGTGTATTCTTCAAACAGCTCTGTGTTAAAAATTTGATACTCTAAGTCTTCATCAACAGTGGCACAAACTAATCCGGAATAATCTATTGAATTTTTGACAATACAGACTTTATTATCTAAGTAATCGAAGCCATTTCGCACGCTGACTAATACTATATCCCCTTCAAATATATCCACACCATTCTTATCTTTCATTCCTGTGGATTGCATGAGGTCGATGTTTCGCACGTGATATGATTTCAATTCGGTAGGATTTATCCAATATTCAATAAAGTTTGTTTTGCCGTTTTTAGTAAAATGCAAGACGGCTACATCTCTCATTACGTTCTTTCGTTTATCCCACGCTCTAAACTTCGGTATCATTCGCTGTCCTCCTCGTATTTTTCAATCAATTCCATTACTTTTTTCACTATTTCAAACTCAACCGCTTTTGATTCTTCGAAATCATGAACAATTTCTGGAAACAGTACATCATCAACTACCCACAAAATAATCTGGCGCTTTCCACCAAAATTTATGATTAGATGGTCCGATTCCACAGATAGTGTTGCTCCTGATTCGATATCATATAAATCCATGCTGAATTGAACGAGTTTTTTTATCATTTGCTGTCCTCCTCAAATACTCTTCTAATATTTCTTTATACTTCTCTACAAATTTGAAACGATCTTGATGAAGTTTCTTGCTCCAATTTGTTTGCCGATCCAGCTCACGCATCTGATCGAACCCTTTTTGAATTTCGTTGTAATAAAATTCAATGTTTGCTGCTGCTTTCCAATGCCTGCTACTTCGCACTCCTGCTCCTGTTTCAGCCATTTCTAACTTAACTAATTCAGCTCGTTCTTTTGATTTTTTTATCTTTCTGAATCTTCATCATGATTTTTCTTGAGGATGATGTCACTGTATTGTGTAATGAGATCCATTATCTCTCCTCCACATACCTAAACTGTCGTCCTTTTGAATCAATCCATAAGCTCCTAGCTCTATCCCAGATAATGTTTTTGCTTAATCCAGTAATTTCAGATAACTGTTCAGCAGTACCTGTTACTAGAATTCGATCACCATGCCAAATTGCAATCTTTCTCGGCGTTCTCCGTTTGGGCTTTTCAGTCCACATTGATTTACCGAGCTTTTGGACTTCTGTAACTATTTCTTTGTCTTCTTGCCAATTCTCAGAATGTGTCAGTTCGATGATTCGTTTCATTGCCGCTTTCTTATCCATCCCGACGTTCCCCTTTCAATAATTTGAGTACTTGATCAAGTGCGCTCTCACGTCCACCATGGAACGTGTTGAGCCACTTGTCTTCGTACGAGGCGCTTTGTCTTAAAGCTTCTTGATGCATTAGTTCGATCTGTGCTGTAAATGTTTTTAGATCCATCTGATTACACCTGCTCAAGTTCACTAAGATGTTTTTGCAATCCTTTAATGCAATCAACAAATAGTAATTTTGTATAAGCTAAATTTCTTAATTGTGTTGCATCGATATAAAGTGCGAAATAGTATCTGAGTTTACTCCAACTCGAACGATCATTATTAATTCCTTCGATTCCAGCTTCTTCGAGTTGATCATATACGTCTCTCAGGATTTCTATTTCCTCACCAGTTTTATACTTTGCTATTTCATTAATTAGTTCTAGATAATCGATTTTCAATTTTCCACCTCTTAGAATGGTGCTTTTGATTGTCTATTAGCTCGTTCTAGCGCTTTTTTCTTAAGATAGGCTTCTTGGTCGATTGCCCATTCAGGAAGCTTCTCTCGTCTTCCTGTGCGCTTGTATCCACTGCTTGCGTTCTTAGGTTCACTTTTTTCTTTCCTTGCCCAACTTCGAATAGTTGCCAAATAGTTTTTATAAGTCTTACCAGATGATTCACAATACTCAGATAGCCGTTCTATTCGTTCTTGATAGTCATTAGGGAATTCTATTTTGAGTTTCTCCATCTGCTCATCTGACAAAAGAACATTTTTATACTCTCCGTATTTATGACGGATGGGCTTAGCCTTCGATTTTTTCGAAGGCGTTAAATCTTTTATCTCTTTACTATCCTTACCTAACCTATCCTTACCTAACCTAACCTGTGTATCCATTTGGTATACCGCTTGGTTGTCATCTGGTATACCAAGTTTTTCATCATGTTTAGAAAGCTCTTCTGCAAATGTATAAGCTTTGTTATCTTTGTCTGCTAGTAAAGCTTTTTCATCCTGATATAACGTGGGTTTGTAACGATCATTACGAATATAGTTGTGTATTTTCCAATGCTTAATGACGATCACACCGCTCTCGAAAACTAAGATGAATCTTTTTGCCATAAGCAGTTTTAAATCATCATCACCACAACCAACCATACGTTGTATTTTTTTGGGATTATTAATAAATCCATCATCATCTGCGCGCATTGATAGATGGAAATATAATGCCTGTGTCGATAAAGGCATATCTAGGAATGCATCAGAATCAATAATTGTCTTTGCGAACATTCTTCTTTCTGCCAAAATTATTCCTCCTCATCCACGACGATAATCGTGTACTGGTAACAAGTCTCTGTAATTCCATTAACTAATCTATTCGTCTTAATTTTTTCAACACTAATATCGCTTTGTTCAGCTTGTGTACCAATGAAAGCAAATGTCATGATTTCTAAGAACAATTTGTCTCTTGGACTCATTTTTTTATACTTAGTGCGCCATGTTTGTTCAAACGCTACTGCGTTTAAATTAATCATCATTAGCCCCCGATTCTTAATTTCTTGATTGTCTCCTGGTTTAACTTAATCCCTTTGATTTGATACTTATTTTTGAAATTGGTCACACCTATTTTGTGTTTCTCCGTGTGATGAATTCTACAGAGTGCTGCAAATGTGTACTCTGAATGATCAACTTCTTTGCGCTTTCGTCTTCCTAGCGCTTTGTCAAAGTGATCGATATCAGCTCCTGTTTTGCCACAGATACAGCAGACTCTTTTTGTGATGCATTTGTAGAAGTAATATTCTTGATTCGCTGGTAAAATCTCATAGCCTTCTTTGAAAGGAATATGATGTTCAAAGATAAAATCTAAGATGATATTTGCTAAGATATTGGCATCACTCACAGTCGTATTCGATTCATCTTTGAGGCTTATTTCGCGCCCTGTGACACCTTCGAAACGGAAGTAAAAGAATTCCTTCCAGAAGTCCGTTGGCATGCCTGTATCGATGAAAATATCGCCTATGAGTGCATAGATGAAGTTTCGTTGCTGTACTGTGAAACGTCTAGGATCAATAAAACGAATTTCAATAACTCGATCACCATCGTAGCCGTCATACATCGTCTTTAGTCGATCAATGTTCACTTCCTCATTGATGGTTGCACCTATGTCTTTTCCTTTGAACTTTTTCAGAACCGCTGAATATGAATCGATTAATGGTTTAAACACTCATATCACTTCTTATCTAATTCTTTTCTCTTAGCTGCTATTGCTCGCTCCATCAAGGCACATTGCTCATAGCTTAACTGTTCAATAGTTTCAACGTTATCAGCTAAGAGCCCTAATTTATCTGTCTGCTCATTAACATATTCGATTAAGGTTTTGGTCATATCTTTACCCATCTGCTCATTGAAAGCTTCTAGAATCGTCTCTAGCATGTTTAATTTCTTCGTATCGATTCTAGGTGGTGTTGGAATATCTTCCCCTTGAAATACATATAATCCCAGTCCGTGTAGAGCCAATGCTTTCACAAAGCATCGCTTCAATGAGTTATTGATTTGCATTGCATTTGGTTTAACAACTGGTTGGTTTCGATAATCTAAAACAGGAAATAACTCGGTTTCCGTGTGTCCTTTAACCGTTACTGAGACAGATACATAAGTCCCTGTTTCATCCATAAGAAAAGGTTTATATTCCTCAACAAGAAAGTCTTGATGAGTTCCAGAAACAACCCTGTAGTGTTTATACTCATTAATAGTTACCGTTGCCTGTGGATCATTCTTTTTCATAATCTCCCACGCGTGAGCCCAAGATAAATAATCAAAATTTCCTTTTTTCTTGAGAATTTTATTTAACTTACGACTAAAAAGTTTTTCAAAGTTCGTTGTCCCTTTGATTTCACTCATCAAATTCTGCCTCCATTTCAGCAATGTATTTCTTACCTGGTCCGTAATAAGAGATATCAATCAAGTTATCTCTGTCGTACTCTTCTAGCGCATCAATCAAGCCATCTTCGATGACGTAAATATATTCAGGTTTATTCGAATGCTTCGATAGATGGATAAGATAAACATGATCCCAAATAGTTACATGGTTGCCTAAATCATCTTGATCCCAAGCTAGTTCTTCATTCGTCAAAAGATTTCGTCTGATTTTTCGACCACTTGTTTCCTCAATTTTCGGCTTGCCCCAATCAGGATCAATCAAATATTGATCTAGAGTGGAAAGTTCTTTTTCCATATGCTAAAATCTCCTTATGATGTGTTTTCTTTGTGACTCTTTGCTTGCCGGCGGAGTCACTTTTTTATTTGTTGCCATGCTTTTTGCTTGTCAATATGTTGTTGGCTTAGGATGATTGGTTTATAGTATTTCCACCAGCAATTAGCAATTGCCGTCCCTATTCTTAGCGCTTCAGCTCTATTCATTGTCATCACCAAAAAGTCTCTGTTGTCTGTTCAGTTGATCAATTTCCATACGGATCGCAGTTTCTGGCAACCACATTTCAATAAATGAAACAGCATCATCGAATCTCTTACGAGGTAACTCGCCATATCTTGGGATTGAAAAGGTACGTTTAAATTCAGACCAAAATTTTGAGAATACTTTTTTGCTGATTTCTTCATAAGCTCGGCTTTCTTTTCCCCCTAGAACTCCCATAACTTTCATATTTCCTTTTTGCTTAATTTCAAACTCTTGTTGTCCGCTAATTCGCATAGTATCTTTAAGCATGGAAACATCTTTTTTAACATCTTTCATTTCTTCTAATTGATAGATCATCATATCTTCAATTGTTTGAGGAACAGTATTCTTGCGAATAACATCTTCCATTTCGTTGAATGCTTCAATGTATTTTTGTTTGAAGTAGATAGCTTTCTTTCCTGTAAACCCCATAGCCAGCAAGAAAAATCCATCTCTACTAATGAAGAAAACTCGTCGATTTCTGCCATATGAATCTGGTTCATTACCTTCTACAAACATCTGTCCAAAATTGGACACATCTTTTTTTAGTGCATCAATATCTCTTAAAACATGTTGATGTTTTTTCTCGAAGCTTTCTGCCACTTGTAAGCTCGTAGTCACAGCTTCTTTATTTTTCAAAATTACTAATTCTTGCATTATTTCTTCTCTCCTTTTTGGTATAATTTAGTTAAAAACTGGTGGTGTTTATTTTGAATTTTTTTCACTTAACAATTTTTCAATGGATGTCAATAATAAGTTTTATATTGAGTACGTTTTTAACAGGGATAAAAATAAAAGGAATGCGCCCTCAACTAGAAGTTGAACTTAATGCTTCTTACTTCGCTGCAGATATGATTTATACAAAAGTAATCATTTCTAACTATTCAACAGAACCAGCTATGTTAGTTAATTTAGAACTTTCATCCGCTAACTTAAACCGCAGATGGTCAGCTACTCCATTTAAGAAATTAATTGCTAAAGGAGGATCAGTCGATGATAATAGAATATACTCTGAAGCTGTACCGCTAAATATTCCTCCTAAAAGTGCTATATCTTGTTACCTTGCATTTGAAGTAGGGAAAATTAATTTTAATAAACTCCTTAATCACCAAACAAAAATGATATTTACTCTAAATAGAACCCAAATCCACAAAATTGTTGATATCAAAAATACAAACTTCCCAATAGAGAAATTAGTGAAAGAATTAAACTGAGTAATAGTAATATACATTCTAGTTTCTCTTTTCTATTCATTTTTAGTCAGCCCCCTCGGTTGGCTTTTTCGCTCTGTACTCAGCTTCAGCTTCATCAAGCCCCATAAAAATCCAAACCATGTAAACAATCGTTCCTATCAACGCTTGCCTGCTTCCCCAAAGTCCTAAAGCGTAGATGATTAGCGGTGCGCTGAATACTAATGTTCGATTAAACTTTCCCATGTTTTTCCTCCTTTAAATTTTGTATTTAGCCATCAGTTCATCGATGTCCTTTTTGTCATATCTCAAAAAGCCATCTATACGAATTTCTTTTAAACCGTGAGCTATTAACTTCTCAAAGCCTTGATCGTTTACACCTCCCACATATTTTCTAGCTTCGATCTTTTTTAAATATCGTGTTTCTGACAAATTCTTTTTTGAAAGTTGACTAAGTGCGTCCTTTACAACTTCAACAATTGCGATTCTCAATCGAGTCAGAAACTCTTCGCTTAGAATATTCATGACTTGCCTCCTATCGAATTTTATGATCGCGAATAACTTCCAGAATAAAGGCGTTAACAGCTGGACCTTTATCTTTTCCACTTAAAACACGCTGAATCCAAGTTCTCGATCTACCATATGCAGTGGCCAAATCGTATTCTGAAATATTATTTGCTTTCATAAATCCTTTGATGGCTTCCCGCCCATTATCGATATTACTCACTTCACACACTTCCTTTCTTTTTATTTAGAAAGAAAATTGGATAGAAAAGTATATTTTTAGTTGACTACGAACTATACTATAGTGTAGTATATAGCCATAGTTAAATAAGCCTATAACAAACCTTTTTTTATCGCACTCGGTCGCCAAACTTAATGCTATAAGGTGTGTTTTTACTTTGCTTTTTTTCTATCCAATTAACTTACAAAACCAATATACACTATAGTGTTGTTTAGGTCAACACAAAACTACACTTTTTTATTGGTTTTTTGTAAAGAAAAAAGGAGAATGCTGGTATGACAGTATTTGAGCGGATAAAATTTCTTGCAAAAAAACATTCAAAAACAATGAAACAAGTAACAATTGATTTAGGATACAGTGAAAACTATTTCTATAGTTTAAAAAGTGGAAAACAACCATCCGCTGAAAAGCTTACTGAAATTGCTAATTATTTCAATGTATCTGTTGATTATCTACTAGGTAGAACCGATAACTCGGAGGATAGTGATTCTCAATTACCACCAACCGATTTGGATGATGCTTTAGATGGAGCAATGACTTGGAACGGAAAACCACTTACCGATCAAGATAAAGAAGCGGTAAGGATATTTTTACAAGGTAGAAAAAGTGAGTGAGGTTGTAGTGTATGGATAACATTGAAGATTTGTTGAAGGAAAATGGGATTGATGTAGAAATTACCAATATTGAATCAGAAGGATTTTATCTTCCTAAATTAAGGACAATTTTCATTAATCAAAATTTAGATGAATTAGAGCAAAAAAAAGTATTGCTACATGAATCACGTCATGCACTAAGTCACAATGAATTGATATCACTTTACAGCAAAACTGTATTCCACTCAAAAATGGAAGATGAAGCAAATAGATTCATGATTGAAGTACTGTTGCAAGATTATATGAATTTATTTGCTTTATCTGTAGATCAAATCAACTATATGAAATTCATGGATTATTATGGAATTGGTTATGATTGTGAAGAATATATAAAAAAATTACTTGTGAACTATGTCACTTCTTCTATGTACCTTAATGTAATTTAAATGGAGGCTTCTTATGAAAATAGGAATGAGAAAACCGAGTATAAAAAAATCCATTAGCGCTAGAACTACTGGAAAGGCAAAAAGAGCTGTGAAAAAAGCAGTGATTCCTGGTTACGGTAAAAAGGGATCTGGTTGGATCAAAGATCCAAAAAAGGCTGCTTACAATAAAGTATACAAGAAAACTACATTCAGTTTTTGGGATTTATTTAAATAAAAAAAGCCCGTGCAGCAACACGGACTCGAAACCTTATTTCTAAGATTCCCCAATAAAAATCATATCATAGAAATGAGGAATAAAAAATGAAAAAAATGATAGGAAGTCTGTTAGTTCTTGCTTCCCTACTACTCTTCACTGCTTGTGGGAAAAAAGTAACCACAGATGATTTAAAAGCTAATGATTGGTTGATTGAAGCAACCAAAGATGACGAACCAAATATGATAGCATCATTTTCTGATCATATCGTTTCTCTTAGTGTTGACACAAGCAAAATGAAATCTACAGCTAGCGATGAGTGGGACGCCATGGGAGAAGAATTTGCTAAAAGCCTAGTTGATCAAATGAATTATAAATTTGAATACACTCTTGAAGGTAATGTTATGACTTGGAAAGACGACAAAGACAAGGATAACGATGCCAAGTATACCGTTAGCAAAGAAGACAAAAACATTATTTTGACTCCAGAAAAATCTAATAAATCTGATGATAAAGAGAAATTAGTTTTAAAACCCTACAAAAAGGAAAAAACTAAAGACTCTAGAACAACTACTAGCTCAACAAGTAGCAACGAACAATCATCTTCGACTACAACAGAAAGTACTATTGCATCTTCTAGTACTGTAGAACAAGCTGCTATTGCGCAGAATACGCCTCCTGAAACTAGTAGTACTTACTCTGCTGAAAGTGTAGAAAACTATGCAGAAGCTACTCCTAGTTCAAGTGTTGAACAAGTTTCATCCACTCCCAGTTCAACGGAGCAATCAGTACCACAAGATTATGTACCAGCTAATCAAGCTCAACCAACGGCACCTTCTTCATCTGAAACCGAAACCTTGACTTTGCAACCTGGTGAAGGGCCCAAACAAATAGCTGAACGAGCTGGAATTACGGTAGATCAACTGTTTGCATTAAACGGTATGGATCCAAACAACTACATGCTTTATCCAGGACAAGAACTAAGAGTGAAATAAAAAAAGCACATTTGCCGCCCGACCAAGAACGCAAATGTGCAAAGAGCTACGGTAAAGTAGGTCTATTTGTTGTACCCTATTTTACCATCTCGAAATCCGCTGTACAACCGAACAAACGTACGAAAGGAAAGATAAAGATGGCAAAAAAAGAAATTGATAAACGAATTAAAAAGCACTTAACAAAAAAAGGCGAAGAAAAATATCAGTTTAGTCTGTACTTAGGAGTTGATCCTCTAACAGGAAAAAAAAGAAAAACAACGAGACGAGGTTTTAGTACGCCATTAGCCGCTGAGAGAGCTTTAAAAAGATTGGAGGCAGATATACAGGAAAAAGGACTGCAAGCTTCTACAGCTCAAAAGAGCAAGAAATTCGAATATGTTTACGGCTTATGGTTTGAAAATTATAAAAAGACAGTTAAAGAAAGCACTTGGTCCTCCACCAAACAAATTTTTGACACACACATCTTAAAAGTGTTTGGAGATAAGTTCATTGACAAAATAGACGTTTTTTTCTGTCAAGAAGCAGTAAACACTTGGTCCGATAGCCATCCTAAAATTTTTAAGAAAATAAAAAATTACACATCTAATGTTTTTGATTACGCTGCTTCTTTACAAATTATAACTAGCAATCCTATGAAATTAGTTTCTATTCCACGTGGAGAAGCTCTAGATATCGAAGATAAAAATATCGAATTTTATACTAAAGAAGAATTAATCGAATTTTTAGAAGCAATAAGAAACGATGATGATGAAAGATATTTATTCTTTTCCCTATTGGCTTTTACAGGTATAAGAAAAGGAGAAGCTTTTGCACTGACCTGGTCGGATATTGATTTTAAGAGCAAAACACTCAATATTAATAAAACTGTAACAAGAGGTTATCAAGGGAGATTGATCGTAAATACTCCTAAATCAAAATCTGGAAAAAGAAAAATTTATCTGGACAATGATTTGATCAGTTTATTGAGAAAGTATTATACAAAAAACAAAACGATCGTTACAATCCAAAGCGAAAACTTAATTTTTCACCATGATGGTCTTCTCTATAACCCTACAGTTTCACGTTCGTGGCTTAATGTCATATATAAGCATCATCCAGAATTGACTAAAAGAATCACTACTCATGGTTTTCGACATACTCATGCCTCTCTCCTTTTTGAATCAGGAGCTTCTTTAAAAGATGTTCAGGAACGTTTAGGGCATGCAGACATTCAAACTACTTCAAATATTTACACTCATGTAACTGAAACTCAAAACAAAAAAGTCATCAATAATTTTGTAGCATTTATGAAGAATAGTACTCAGGGGGAGTCAAAAGGGGAGTCAAAAAACATTTTAGGCTAA